AGGATATGGATTTAATGTAAATACTGGATTAAATATAAATACAGTAGAAATGTTTTTTACCCCTAAAACAACAGGGGCAAACACACTATTCTTTGAAACAACTACTGGCACCAAGTATGCCTGGAATGGGTCAGGAACGGTCTCCAAGGCCTCTATAAGCAAAGTTTACGTCAATGGGGTAGATGAGACCTCACAGACTAATATAAGCAATTTCCTAGTGGCAGGAGAGCCTCACCATATCATTCTGGTATTTAACTCACCAGTTACTGGAACGCTCAAATTTAATTATGAAGTTTCTGGGGGTCCAGATAATTTATATAATAATATAGCGATATATAATAGATCTATTACACCTTCAGAGGCTTTAACCCACTTCAATTTATATTGTGGCAGACCATCTGCACTAGTATCTGATCCAGCTATTCAAATTACAGAATTAGCTTCAGAGTACTATGATAATGACTGGATTGTGCTACAAAGCTTATAATTTTGTCACATTGCATGACAAAAAGCTGGACTTAGACAGTAAGTAATGGTAAAATAAACTTCTATGAATATTAAAAATGTCCGACAGACAGAGGTAGAAGAGTCTACTCTAGGAATCTATGTCTGGGAAATGCCAGACGGACGCTGGATTGGAGATGACGATGGGAATTTTCTTTCGGTCACGTCAAGAAAAGGAAATAGATCCAGAATCGATGCTTTGGCTAGAGAAGTTCGCTCATTCGGTATATATGAAGGCGGGCCTAAATTTCTTTCAGCAAGACGAAAGATCAATGACGAAGAATACGAAGAGCAGCAACAAAGACTTAAGTGGGGACTAGTTCCAGATCCTTTGGATATTGGAAGCTATAAAGATGAAATGAAAAAAATGGGTGGCCTAAGATGATTGAAGTTCAAGACGAAAATTCTAACGAGATTGCTATATCTAACGTAGCCGACTGGATGAAATTTAATTCTCCAGTACAGACAACAAGCACTGACTCATTTAAAATTGAAGGCGAAGAGCTAACAAAGATCTCTGGCCTCGGCGCATCATTTAGAAGAAAAATGAACCGTGACCTACAAAAAAGATTTCAGGGAATTGATGGAACAGAAACACAGCAGAACCTACTTGCACAAGCTATCACTGGCTACGCAATGTTTGATCTTATTGAGCCTCCATATAATTTAGATTACCTTTCAACTATTTACGAAATTTCACCGTATAACTATGCGGCTATTAACGCTAAGGTTTCAAATATTGTAGGTTTAGGACATGACTTTATTGAGACAAGAAAAACACAGGAAGCTTTTGATAACATTACAGATGAAAAGTCTTTAGAGAGAGCACGTAGAAAATTAAATAGGCTTCGTCAAGATTTATATGACTGGCTAGAAGAATGCAATGAAGAAGAAACATTCACAGAAACTCTAATTAAAGCATATACAGATGTTGAAGCAACAGGAAATGGATATATTGAAATTGGTAGAACTTCTGCTGGTAAGATAGGATATATCGGACATATCCCAGCAAAGACTATGCGTGTACGTCGTCTTCGTGATGGCTTTATTCAATTGTTATATGGCAAGGCTGTATTCTTCCGTAACTTTGGAGATCAGGAAACAGAAAATCCAATTGCAGGCGGACTAGATAGACCTAATGAAATTATTCACCTAAAAAAATACACTCCAACAAATAACTATTATGGTATTCCAGATATCGTAGCATCTTCAAACGCTATGGCTGGAAACGAGTTTGCTGGAAAGTACAACCTAGATTACTTTGAGAATAAAGCTGTCCCTCGCTATATTATTACAGTAAAGGGAGCAAAGCTTTCTTCTGAATCAGAGCGCAAGCTGCTTGAATTTTTCCAGGTTGGACTAAGGGGCAAGAATCACAGGTCTCTATATATTCCACTTCCACCAGATTCACCAGACTCAAAGGTTGAATTTAAGATGGAGCCAATTGAGGCAGGAACTCAAGAGTCTTCATTTAACGTGTATCGTAAATCTAATAGAGATGAAATTCTATTGTCTCACCGTGTACCAATTAATAAAATTGGAACTCCAGAAGGAGTTAATTTGGCGGTAGCAAGAGATGCCGACAAGACATTTAGAGAGCAGGTTTGTCGTCCAGCTCAAATGAATTTAGAAAAGAAATTAAATAAAATTGTTGAAGAAATGACGGACGCCCTACTTCTTAAATTTAATGAGCTTACTTTGACAGACGAAGATACTCAGTCTAAAATTGATGAGAGATATTTGAGGATGCAGGTAATTACCCCTAATGAAGTTAGAATTAGAATGGGCATGGTTCCTATTGATGGTGGGGATCAAGTAGTGCAATTAAAGCCGCAGCAGCAGGCAGAGGTAAGAGCACAAGCAGGAAAAACTAGAAATAGAGATTCCGAAAGGTCGGCAAATTCCCCCGATATTTCTGGAGAAGGCCGAAATGCTCAGGGAGACGGAAGACAAGTCGACTGACCCTACTCAACCATTATTTGCCTTATATACAATAACGTTATAAAATTAAGCATATGAATATTGAGAAATCTCTTTGGTCTTCGCATGGCGACAACATTACGTTGTCCGTGCCATTTACCAAAGTTAACCGTGAAAAAAGAACAGTCTCAGGATTTGCAACGTTAGACAATCTTGATCAGACTGGTGACGTTGTTACTGCAGAAGCAAGCCTAAAGGCATTTGAAAACTTCCGTGGAAATATTCGTGAGATGCATGGATCAAATGCAGTTGGCAAAATGGTTTCATTCAAGCCAGAAACATTTTACGATCCAGCAACAAAAGAATTTTATAATGGAGTGTATGTCGACGCATATATCTCAAAGGGTGCACAAGATACTTGGGAAAAGATTCTTGACGGAACTCTAGCAGGATTCTCAATCGGCGGAAAGATTACGGATTCAGAAAACGAAGTTAACAAGTCGACTGGTAAGCCAGTTAGATTTATTAAAGAATACTCATTGATGGAGTTGTCAGTAGTTGACTCACCAGCAAACGAGCTATGCAACATCTTGTCTGTTCAGAAAATGAATGGTCAGCTAGTATTTAAAGGAATGGCAACAGAAGTTGTAGCAGAAAATATTTTTTATTGTGCAGACACTGATTCAGTGTTTGTATCAACAGAGTCATCATATGATTCACCAGTTACAGGTAAGCCTGCAACATTGATCGGTTGGGTAGAATCAAACGATGTTAACAAAGCAAAAGAAATAGATAAGATTCTTGATTTACATAAAAAGTCAAGATTGTCGATGCCTGAAACACAAATTGCAAAACAGGCAGACATAGAAGGAGGTAAAGAAGTGTCAGAAAATACAGAAAACGTAGTTGCAGAAGATGCAGTAGCACCAGAAGCAGCCGTAGAAGACACAGCAGTAGTTGCTCCCGCAGAGGAAGCACCAGCTGTTGAAGAAGCTCCTGCAGAAGCAGTAGCAGACGCTTCTGCCGAAACTCTAGAAAAAGCAGCCGACGTATCAGAAGTTATGGTTGATGAACCTGATTTTGCAAAGATGCTTGGCGATCTTAAGGGATTTTTCTCAGAGACATTGAATAAGGCTTCAGAAGCAAATGCAGCACAAGTTTCAGCTATTAAAGATACAGTTGAAACATTTAGCAAGAGCGTAGATGGTCGAATTTCAGAGTTGGCAGAACAACACTCAGCCCTTTCAAAGGCTGTAGAAAACATCAAGAACACGATTGATGGTGTAGAAAAGCGTGTCGATGCAGTAGAATCAGAGACTGCAATTAAGAAGTCCTCAGACCTTGGCGGGTCTCAGGAAGTAATAATCAAAAAATCAAAGTGGAACGGTTCTTTCCTCGGTTCCGTGAACGAAATTTTTAACTAAAAATAAGGTAGGTGAAATATAAAATGAGTAATGAAACATTAGAAAAAGCAATCGCAGCAGGTACAACTGCTACAGGTACTTTTGCATCCACTACAGGTGGAGCTGGAGTACACCGTGCTTCCGAAAACGGAAACGGTGGATTGCTTAATGCAGAACAATCAGCTCGCTTCCTAGACTACATGTTCGACGCTACCGTAATTGGTAAGGTTGCACGTACTGTCCGAATGAGAGCAGATACCACTGAGATTGATCGTATGTCAGTTGGCGAAAGACTTATGACTGTCGCAGCTGAAGGAGACAATACAGGTGCAAACGCAGCTGTAACTTTCTCAAAGATCTCTCTAACAACAAAGAAACTCCGCATGGATTGGGAGCTTTCAACAGAATCTCTAGAAGATAATATCGAAGGTGCAGATCTTGAAGATCACATTGCACGTTTGATGGCAACACAGGCAGGTAACGATATTGAGGATGTAATCCTTAACGGTACAGGAACTGGCTCAGGACTGCTTTCAGCATTCCAGGGTGTAGTTGCAAAGTCAAAGGCTAATGGACGTGTTGTTGATAACAACGGTGCAGAAATTAGTCGTGAAGCATTTAATAAGGCTCTTAAGGCAATGCCACGTAAGTACAAGCAACGTCGTGGAGACCTTCGCTTCCTAGCAGGATCAAACTTGATTCAAGATTTCTTGTACAAGAACAGCATCACTGCAGGAACAGCTAATCCAGAAGATATCGCATCAAGCGTTATCCGTGGACAAGGCGTATCAGCACTAGGTGGAGCAGCAGGATTTGTGGCACCATTCGCATTCGGTATTCCGATTGTTGAAGTACCACTACTTCCAGAAACTCAAACTGGTGACTATTCAAATCCAACAGGATCACACGGAGATATCCACTTGACATTCCCAAATAACGTAGTTATTGGTATCAAGCGTGACGTAACCGTATATCGATTCTTCTGGCCACGTAAGGACTCTATCGAGTACACAATGTATACTCGTGTAGGATGCCAAATCGAGCAAGCAGACGCTTGGGTCGTAGTCAAGAACGTTAAGGTCGCTTCCTAATTATTAGGATTTAGATCCCCGAAATGCCCCCTAAATTAATTTTTGGGGGGCTTTTCATTTTAATTTAATAATGCTATAATTGCTATAAGTAGAAATAGGAGATTTACATGTCATTTGAGACATTAAAAGTATCAGAACTAAAGCAGATCGCAGAAGATTTTGCAGTTGAGACAGAAGGCCTAAAGAACAAAGCCGACATTATTGCAGCCCTCGCAGAAGAAGGCGTAACTTGGTCTGTATACAACAAGACCATTGAAAAGATGGAAGAGGATTCTGAAGACATGGCAACAGAGGTACTACCTAAGTTTGACCCAAAGGCGGATCAGCCAGAAAACACAGTATTAGTAAGAATGACTAGAGATAACTTTAGGTATGATATTATGGGATTTACGTTCACAAAAGAGCACCCATTTATTGCAATGAGCAAAGAATACGCTCAAGAAATTTTTGATAAGGAGGACGGCTTTAGATTAGCAACTCCAAAGGAAGTCCAGGAGTATTACAACTAACTAAGCCTACACTATGGAGATTTACGTAGGGTCTACAGCAGGAGTAAAGCATAAAGTTTATTGGAGGGGTGAAGAGCAAGACTCTGATAACCTACCAACAGTATTAGTTTATGACATAACAAACGATCCAATTAATCCAGTATCTCCTACCACAATTCAGGCAACATTGACAGCAGAAAAAGTCGAAACAGATGTTGGTGTATATCAGGTATTTCTTCCTCAGAATGTAGTTTCAAGAACTAGGACATTAAAATTACGTTGGGCATATAACGTAGTGGGTATAGCTCAGACAAGAGAGCATAATCTCTATGTCGTAAAGTCTTATACTGATTTAGAGCAAACTCGTGAGGAGCTAAATTTTGGCGGAGACAGATCAGACCCTAATTATAAATCGTATTCAGAATTAGTCTTAGCTGAAAGATATGCTCGTAAAGTAATTGAAAACTATACTGGTCAAAATTTTTATCCCTATGACGAGACGCACCTAGTGTATGGAAACGATTCAGACACTTTAATATTTAACT